AATATTTAAATATATTTCATATTGCTTTAAACCCTTAGCAACTAACAAAAAATAAAATAATAAAAAAACATATTTATAAATTTAATATTATTTATTATTTTATTACAAGTTTATTCTTCAATAAGATCCAACTCTACGACTTTTGATTTTTTGACCACCTTCTTTACAGATCCGGCCTTGGCAACAATCTTAGACCCAGAACCAGCTTTCTTTTTATCATTGCCAAGAGGCGATCGTTCTGCTCTGTACCGGCCATATTCTTGTGCCAAATTTTCTAATTCTGATAGCCACATTTGCTGCACAGTAGTTTCTTTGATTTCAAGCAATTCGTCCGATTTATCTTTATGGTCTCTGTTTAGTTTATCTACATTTTCTTCTGAAACGCTGTCCATAGACATCTTGATTAGATACTTGTATTCACTGTCTTCATCAATTATATCATAACTCTTGTCAAGTAACATTTCCACAATCTCAGTTTTCTTCTTCTTCCTTAGATCAATTGTGTCGTCGAGTATTTCTTGAATATAACGTGCTTTGTTTGATAATACGAGCAACACTCTTTCTAATGCATCGATCAAGTGAGCTTTTCTGTCTACATACAGTTCTAGTCGCGTCTCAAAATAGTCATCAATAATGTCTTCTACAGTGTCATATTTTTTCAGTTTATCGTCCGCGTCAAACAAATGCATATTAGTGGTTGAACTGGTTGTATAAAGTTTGAATAACTTTTCTATTCCATTTGTACCATGATCGAAATAATCCGTTTCTAATTCGTCCAATTTGCCTTTCTGAAGCGTGATGATAAAATCAACAGTAGTGTCTTTGCTCATGTCCGCATAGTCTTTTACAATAGGAACAATTTTCTTGCCCTCTTTATTTAGACCCGGTTCAATAAGCTCTTCCAAATATTCCTTGAATGTTTCAGTCCATAGTCCAACTGGTAATTCGGTAACACGAATTTTATCGGGACCGACTGTTTCATATCGGCCCTTTATCAAGAATTTCGATGGTCCGATCTTTGTAATAGTGCCGTTAAATCCTTCATAGAAAGGCACAAACGGATCTTCTATTAAAGGAAAGCCGACCAATTTATACTTGAGATAACCGATAATTTGCAATGGATTGTATGACATGATGTCGGTACTAAATCCAGTTCCTATCCCCTTGGATCCATTGACCAAAATCATAGGAATAATTGGCGCATAAAATACGGGTTCCACTAGCGTGCCGTCGTCGTTCAAATAGGTCAATATGGCATCATCGTGTTCTACAAAGATGGCGCGGGTTATCTTGCTTAACTGAGTGAAGATGTATCTTTCAGATGCGCTATCATCGCCGCCTTTTGCTCTGGTGCCGAATTGTCCTGATGGTACTAGCATATTAATATTATTGGAGCCGACGAAATTTTGTGCCATGCCGACAATGGCGCCATTTAAACTGGCTTCGCCATGATGATAGCATGAATGCTCAGACACATAGCCACAAAATTGTGCAACTTTTATCTCTGTTGTCAAGTTCTTTTTAAAGGCCGCAAACAGAATTTTCCGTAAACTAGTTTTCAATCCGTCCATCAGGTTGGGAATAGATCGATCGCAGTCGTATTTAGAAAAGTGTATTAATTCTTCGCCGATAAATTCTTCATATGTTACGCTGGGTTTGTTAGTATCCAAATAAAGATCTCTGTCATATTCTTTAAGCCAATCTTTTCTATCGTCGGCTCGTTTCTTATTAAAGACCATGTCGATTGCGGCAGCGCTTTTAGGACCAGTGTGTTCAAATCCGACAATTTTCTTTTGTTCAAAATATTCCTTGAATTCTTTGCCGGTACTAGTGCCTAAACCCTTGTAATATTTTATCTTCCAGCCTTTAATATCCGCTTGATTTGCCGTTTTCCATTCTTCATATTCGCCATCATTATAAAACATTAACGTTTTAGAACCTTTTAATGCTTTCAAAATGGGAGTGTTCATGAAGCCCATGAAACCAGGAATTGCAATAAGACTAGGCCATTCGCTTTCAAATAAGTTAATACAAAGACCTTTAATGTGAGACCCGTCTAAATCTTGATCTGTAAGAAATAAAACCTTACCATATCTCAAGCAAGTATTAATATCTTCTGCTAAATATTGTTTTCCGGTTTCTAGTCCAAGGATTTTCTTGATTTCAGTTATCTCTTTGTTTTCCGAGATGCGTTTAGGAAGCTCGCCGCGAACATTTAGGAGCTTTCCCTTTAATGGATATACGCCGATAGTATTTCGGTCTTCAGAAGACAGCCCAGAGATGATACCTGCTTTGGCCGAGTCGCCTTCGCAAAAGATAAGAGTACATAATCCGGATTTTTCTGTGCCGGCAAAATTCGCATCAGTAAGCTTAGGAATACCTCGCACTGATTTGGACTTGATACCATCTGTTTTTTTAGCTACTTTATTATCTTTGACTTCTGTGATGGCACATGCAGCGTCCATTACACCCATTTTAGCGACCTTTTCAATAAATTTATCGCTAACGTCGCACTTGGATCCGAACTTAGAAGACGGCGTATTCATAAAATCCTTTGTTTGGCTGTCAAAGGCTGGATTTTCAATGTCACATCTGACAAATAATATGAGCTGCTCTTTGATTGCATTGGCATTGACCTTGACCTTTTTCTTCTTCTCAATATATTCGACCAATTTTCTGGTAATTTGTCCGAGGATATATTCTATATGTTTGCCTCCTTTAGCCGTGTGTATGCCATTTACAAAGGAAATTTGAACGAATTCGGCTGAAGGTGTTAATGCAACTGCATATTCCCAACGTTCATTTGCTAATTCATATACTCGCGGCTTATCAGCCTTATCGCCAATATATAAGCTAATGTACTGCTCGAAATTCTTGACTGGGACAATCTGTGAATTATATTTGACCTTAAGCGTCTTATCAGTGACGGCTGAAATATCATAGACACGCTTTTTAAGGAGTGCAATAAGATCAGGACTTAAGCTGTCTAATCCAAGTCGTTGATAATCTGGTTTAAATGTGATCTTTGTATATGGTTTTGTTTTGCCAGCCTTTGTAATCGTTGGACTGCAAATTGTATCTAAATTATCTTTGAATTCTTGAGTATATTTTAGACCTCGAATATGATCTACTGTCTCTACTGAACCATACGTAGACCATATTAGAACAAGCTTGAACCCAAATCCATTTTTTCCGCCAACAATTTTCTTTTCTTCCTTATTGTAATTCGTTGAAGTTCTGAGATGACCAAAGATAAGCTCAGGAACCCACACTTTATATTCTGGATGCTGTACAACGTCGATACCGTTACCGTCATTTAGCATAACAATTGTGCCATCATCTAAGATTGCGACATCAATAAAAGTGACCGGAAGAGAATTTTCTACGCCTGCTGCAACTTTAGATGCCATTCTTACGACGTGGTCTCGACAATTAACGATGGCTTCATCGAAAAGCTTGAATAATCCAGGAACATAACTAATATTTTTCTCAATAATTTTATCTCCGATTTCATTGATAATCCATAAGTCAGTGTCAATCGTTTCAACAGAACCGATATATGTATCTGGATTATCGAGAATATGCTGCTTGTCAGTTTTTTGTTCAACATTAAAGAATAATGTTTTATCGTTATCTTTTGTAGTACTCATGGTTTATGATTATACGGGTTTGTATATATTGTGATGAAATGTTTAAATAGATTTCAATTTTATTTAATATAGATTAAATAGATATATTAATAGATATAGATATATTTAATCTACATATTTATTAATGTCATATCAAAAATTTACTCCGGGGAGCATGCCATCAAATAATAGAAACTTAAGGAGATTAATAGATTATAGTAGTAAAATAGCATTTTTTAATTTGGAGTCGAAGCTTGTAGGAGGTGATCAAGATTTTTTTTGCGAGTGTTTTAAAGATAAAGTAAATCGAGTTAAACAAGGTTATAATGATCCAACTCAAACAAATTTGACGCGTATTGCAGATCTAACAATCAATTCTTTAGGAGGAAGAACTACCTTTGGAAATTTTAATACGCCTGCAAAAATTACGTACTTGGGAGGAATTGAAGGACAGCCAGGCGGAATTCCTCGACCTCTTAGAAATACTTTTTAAAGTATTAGTAAATCTATATTATTATTTGGTTGTTATTATTTCTTTATAAACTTTAGTCATTATATTTAGAAAAATTATATTTTCTTATTTAAATATATAATGACAGGACACATTCAAACAACAGGAACTCGTGCACAAGTTTGGCATGGAACTGCAAAACATACATCGGGTGGATTGACAAAATCTGATTTAATGCAAAATAAAGCAGGGCGTATTGTCTCAAGAGCGAAGCATAATTCTGCGAAAAAAGAAATGCGTTTAGTTAAGCACGGTTATGGAACCAAGAAGGGTGAATTTGGATTTGTGAAATTGGGGTCTCACAAGAGATCTAAAAGGCATGGATCTAGGAAAATGAGAGGTGGTGCTACTGCTGCAACAACTACTCCTCCTCCCGCAACAACAACTGCTCCCGCTTCAACAAGTTCAGGTCTTATGGGGTCATTAAAAACAATGGGCAATAGTGCTGCGTCTGCATTGAAAATGAAGGGAGGTGCTGGAATGGGATCATTAACCCCAGCAGATCTTAATTCTGATTACATGATTAAGGATGTTGTACCTCAACAATTTGGTCCTATGGAGCGTGCTTTGCTTGGCGGTCGTGGTCGTGGACGAGGTCTAAGTCGTGGACAAAGCCGTAGCCAAAGCCGAGGACAAGGAAGAAGCCGAGGTCAAGGAAGAAGCCGAGGTCAAGGAAGAAGCCGAGGTCAAGGAAGAAGCCAAAGACAACGACGTAGTCGTAGCCAACGTGGCGGATATTATGGCAACTCATTTGTTCCAGCGGATGCTATGGGACAAGGCATAGATGGTGCGGGTGTAACTAATTATAATGCGGCAGGATCCGTTGGTGTTCAAGAAGCTGCAGGTATGGCTGGAGGCCGAGGACGAAACAGGCAACGGCAACAGCAACAACAACGGCAACAGCAACAACAACGGCAGCAGCAACAACAACGGCAGCAGCAGCAACAACAACAAGGAGGAACTATAAACAGATCACATATGCCTGCAAATATAGGTGATTCAATGACACTCTAACTCCGTGCTAATAGAACCTATAAATAATAAATAATAAATAATATAATTAAATAAATATAGTATTTATTTTTCAGACTTGTAACCATTCAGAACTAACAAATTTATCAAATTTGATATATTCAGACAAATAATGAGACAAGAATTTTTCAAAGAAATGTTTGCTGACTATAGGATGTACAACTTTATCAACAATCAATTTAGCATGAATATATGATTTATAATTTTGATATAGATCATCAAATGAAATTAATGATAATTCATCAACTAATTCATTTTGTTTTTGCATTTTATAGTTAGCTAACATTTCATTAATATCATCCTGTTTACACCATAAATTGCATTGAATATTGGTAATATATTTATTATCAATGACTTCAACTTGTGGACTAAAATAATGCAAAATCATTTTAATGATTTCTTTATCAGAGAGATAAGAAGATTTATTTGTTAGTTTATATATAGATGAAATTTCATCAATTTCATATTCATCGAATATATGTTCTTCGCTATTTGTTACCGTAATATGCTTTTCCCAAAAGGATAAAAAGGTACTAACATTAGGTAAAAATTTGCTGGTAACATTACAAAAAATAAGATCGGGATTAGAAACCGTTATATTTTCTGTATATGTTAGTTGGGTCTTTAATAAAGCCTTTAAATTATTAGTATAAATCATATTGGGAACATTTATACTAGACAAATAAAGCTTCCAGATATAGTGCATATTATTCCATGATATATGATATATATTTGTTGGATGTATAATAGGCTCAATGCAGTGAGAAATAAAATTATCAACCATTTTGTTAGTTGAATTCAAAGAAAGGCACATAGTATATTCTTTAATTGGATCTTCTTTAGGCAAATTCAATAAAAACTGGTCAGAATTAAAGTAGCGATCGGAATAATGTGCGGCGACACAAAGTAAGTCAATTCCAATCATATTTAAAACATCTTTAATTAGTTCAGTCGCAATAGAATTAAAATTATCATTAGTTTTAATTAACCTGTACGATGATAGATTATGACTGTCATGATACTTAGAAATGAAATTACTCATGATTGAATTGCCGGTTGTAATGTATGCAATGGAGTCAATAAAAGATACCAATTTTTTTGTACCCGAATTAATAAAAAACGTGTTATTTTCTGGTTCAACATTTTTCTTTAAAATACAATCACCAATAACTGTTAAGAAATATTTAGTTTCAGTTTTAGTTTCAAAAATGGTATTTAAAAATCCAAGTACATTTTGAATTGTATATGTTTCTGGCACAGATTTAAATAATGATCGATCTTTGATTTGTTTAATTATATTTTGCTTAGTTTTATGCTTCCATGCCATTAATTTACCTTCATCTGTAATAGTAGAAAGCAAATGATGATGAATATCGTCATCTTTAACAATTTTGTATGTTTTACCATCATACTCATAAAAAATATTATTATACGGCATGTAAAAATATTGATGTTTACTTAGAAAAACTTTATAAAAATTGGCTTGTTCCATTGTTAGTTCATTAATTCTGGAAACTCTTTCTTCATAACGTTTTTTTTCCATTTCTAACATGGTTGGTAAATTAATTAAATGTGTTTGCAAACGTTGCAAAATATATGGATTATCTTTATATTTTTCAAAAAGATTTGATAATGAAAGATCAATAGTATTTTCTTTATTCATAACAATATATTTATATTACCAATTATTGTTTTAATATATTTTATAATATAATATAATGTTTTAAATGTTAATAATTAACATTAAGTATTATTATAATAAGTATTTAAAAAAATATTAATACTTATTATAATTACAATGATCGAACTACAGTCCACATGCAAAGAATGTAGAATTTGTAAAAATTCACAACTGGTTGATATTATCAATCTTGGTAATCAAGTTATAACTTCTAGATTTCCATTATACGGAGATTTTAGCACCCCAACAACTCCTATAATTTTATCATTATGTAGTAACTGTAGTCTTGTTCAATTAAAACATTCTACTAATGCATCTGAATTATACGAACATGAATATGGATATAGATCAGGTATTAGTAACACAATGAGAGAACATTTACAAAAATATCAAGAAGAAATATTATCTAAAATACATCTTTTACCATCAGATGCTATTGTTGATATTGGAAGTAACGATTCAACTCTGTTACAATATTATGACAAATCATTTAAAAGAATTGGAGTGGATCCTACTGGAAAACAGTTTAAAGAGTATTATGGTGATGTAGAATTAATACCAACTTATTTTACATACGATAATTTTAGAAGTGTGTATAGTAATATAAAACCAAAAGTTATATCATCCATTTCTATGTTTTATGATTTACCTGATCCTGTTCAATTTGCCAAAGATATTTATAACATATTAGACGATAATGGTATTTGGACTTGTGAACAAAGTTATATTATTACTATGTTACAAAGAAACAGCGTTGATACTATTTGTCATGAACACTTAGAATATTATTCATTAACAGCGGTTAAACTTATAGCCGATTTGGCAAATTTTAAAATTATTGATATTGCATTTAACGAATGCAATGGAGGAAGTTTTAGAGTTTATTTTGCTAAAAAAACATCATCAGCTTTTGTCGAAGCTACTGAATTAATTTCAAAAATATTAGAAGATGAAGCTAATTATGGAATTAAAAATGTACAACTATATACAGATTTTATTAATAATTGCGATAAAGAAGTTTTAAAATTAAATAAGTTTATTAATACTGTAAATAAAAATGGAGAAAAAATGTATATTTATGGAGCTTCGACAAAGGGAAACTGTTTATTACAATATGCAGATATTGGCGAAAATAAAATAAAATATGCAGTTGAAAGAAATTTAAATAAAATTGGTAAAATGACTTCTACTGGTATTGGAATTATTAGTGAAGAAACAATGCGAGCAAATTCTCCTGAATATTTATTGGTATTACCATGGCATTTTAGAGAAGAAATTATTAAAAGAGAAGATGCATATTTAGAAAACGGAGGTCAATTAGTTTTTCCATTTCCTCAGTTTGAAATTTACAGCAAAAAACCCAAAGTGTTAGTTACTGGATGTAATGGCATGATCGCTAGATATGTTTTAGATGAATATAAAGATGGATATAATTTATATGGATTTGGTCATAAAAATGAAAATAGTTCAGTACGTCACATCACAAAATTTTATTTTGATATTAGAAATGTAGATGAATTAGAAGTTAATTTAAATATAATTAAACCAGATATAATTATTCATTTGGCTGGAATAACCAGTTCCATTGATGCATTTAAAAATCCTATTTATACATTAGAATTAAATGGACTAACAGTTGCACATATTTGTGAAACTATCCATAAAAATCAATGGACAACAAAATTATTTAATGCTTCCAGTAGTGAAATATATAAAGGACATATTACATATGATGTAAAAGAATATGATCATAATATGTATCACTGTCATCCTTATTCCATAGCAAAAATAATGGGGCATTCTATTGTTGAATTTTATAGAGAAACTTATAATTTACCATTTTCAAACGGTGTTTTATTTACAATTGAATCAAAATATAAAAGTAATAAGTTTTTATCGAAAAAAATAACAGATCATTCTAAAATTTGGAAACAAACTTTTGAGCCAATTACTTTAGGATCATTAGAATCATATAGAACTATTTTACATGCGTCAGATGCAGCAAAAGCTATAATGCTCATTTTGGATCAACCAGTTGGAGACACATATGTAGTTTGTGGAAACGAAAGAATTCAAATATTGGATTTAGTTTTAAAGATTTATGCTCTTAATGATATAAATATAGTAGTAAAAGATAACGTTTTATATTCTGATAATAAAATTGTTGCTATAATTGAAAATGTAAATAATGGAATAGATACTGTTCCTATTGATATCAGAGGTACAGCATCAAAATTACAAGATCTTGGATGGTCATCAAAATTTTCAGTAGATGATATATTAAATGATATAATTTGTTAAAATGTAAATTTTAAAATATAGTGTTTACTTATAATGAAAAGTAGTATTATAAGTAATTACTTAAATTCTAAGACTGAAATATTTATATATGGTCATGAAGAAGTAGTTTCTGGTGAAATGAGAAGAATAAACAATTTTTTTGAAATAAAATTTTTAGATTTTATAAATAAAAATTATAATGAACAAAATGAAATAATAGATATAGGAGCAAATATTGGAAATCATTCCTTATTCTTTTTAAAATTTTTAAACTGCAAAAAGGTGCATTCATTTGAACCTTTTCCAGATAATTTAAAACTATTAGAAAAAAATACAAGTTCTTTTGGAGAAAAAAGTATTATTTATAAATTAGCACTTAGTAATAAAGATGGTGAAATGCCTTTATATAATTCTCAGATAGGAAATAATGGAGGATTTTCATTACATAGTTATTCAAATGGTTGTAGTTTTATTGTTAAAGATAGTATTTTAGTAAAAACTCTTGATTCATATAATTTAAATAATATTACTATGATAAAAATTGATGTAGAAAATCATGAAAATGAGGTCTTAGATGGTGCCAGAGAAACAATTTTAAGAAATAAACCTATTATTTTTATTGAAAATTTATTTTATGGATATCCTAATGTTTGTCCAGATCCAAATCCACATCAAAAAATATTAAATGAATTAAATTATAAAAAAATATATTCAAATATAGCAGGTTCTTTAATGGATGCATGGATTTCAAATTAATTGTATTTATAAATTAATTTTATAAGATTATTATTTTTTTAATTCACTATAATCTTTTGATACATAAAATTGATTATAATGTATTTGCTTATCTAATTTATATCCAAAAGTTTCTAAATAATTTTTTATAGCTGGCTCATTTGTTACATTTTCAACTACTAAAACAGATGGATTATATTTTTTTAAATCTAACCCATATAAACAATTTAGTTCACCCCCTTCAATATCAAGTGAAATAATATCAATTTTTGTTAAATTTTGTATTTCAGATTGAATAACTGTATTTAATGTTTTTTGGGGAACCATAATTTGAGTTATCTTTGGATTTGCTCCATCAAAATTAAAAATTTTTTTATAGTCTTCATTTATAATCAATGCAGAAAATCCTGCTGTCCAATTATTTGTTAATACAATATTAAATGTCACTATATCTAAATCTTGATTACTTATTGCGTAATTAAAAACATTTTTTCGATGTTCTTTTAATAATGGAATTCCTTGTGTATTTGCTTCAAAACAATAACATTCCCAACCATTTTTTTCAAAATGATAAGAATTACTAATTCTTATCGGTTCAAATGCCCCTATATCAAAGAAAACACCTTTATAATTATGATCTGGAAAGTAATCCCTTAATACAGAATCAACTGCCTTATTATTATAAATTTCACCATGATACAAATTATACATATAATATACAGGCATATTATATTTTCGTTATCAACGTAACAATTTCTTCATGTGTCAAACTAACATCTGATTTTATTTTATTAATAATATCAGGATCGACTAAATCTTTATGCACATACCAATCTTCAAATTTACAATATTTACCTTCCCAAAAAACAGATACATCTGGGAAAACTAATATATATCCTCTTTCCTTAAATATCTGTCTTGATATTTCTTGCGTGTTAAAATAGTTACCAGTATATATATCATGTTCAAATGTAACAGTAGCAAATTTATATTTATCAAATACAGTTGTGTTTAATAATGCTAAAGTATTTAATGTTGAACGATTATTGACATCTAAATCAATTTGCAAATAATCTATTTCTGTTGGAAAATTATTACTATCTAATATTTTTTTGTAATCAACTTTTTGTGCATCACTCAATACATATATTGAATTTTTTCTATGAACTTTATATGCCTGTTCAAAACTTTTATCATATTCGACCAATATTCCTTTATAATTGTGTTCATTTTCTAAAATATAACTATTATTATGAACAATTGGATCATTACTTCCTATTTCCAAAAAGGTACCATTTTTTTTATTATTTGTCAGTATTCTTACAAATATATCTTGTGATGCTTGACTATATGTTTTCATTTTATTCATATAATATTTAATGATATATTTAATATTAAATATTAAATATTAAATATTTAATATTAAACTTATATTATATTATAATGATCGTTTTATTTTTAAATCATAAAATACAATCTTGTGGAGT